AAATTTTTTAAAGCATCTTCTAGACTTCCCCAAGCTGTTTCATCTGAAAAGTCCACCATTAGTCTTGATAAAGTTTCTTCTGTATCTTTTCCAAACATGTGGTGCATTTTTCCTTTTTTTACACCCTTAGGAAAACCTTTCCATACTCCAGTAGGATCTAATGCAGCCCTTTGACGTGCTATATCTTTAGCGGCTTCACTCACTGGTTTTCTAAGATCTTTTTTTAAAGTTTTTACATAATCTTCAACTGCAGGTCTAACCGTATTAATTCCTTCTTTCTTAGCAGTATTAGTAATTATTTTTTCAACATACTTATCACTAAAATCTGGGAAGTATCTATTTTTTATATCTTTTATTTCCATCCCTGCTTTACGGGCATAAGAAAATTGATCTTTAGGTCCTCCTGATTTTGGGTAAGTATAAAATTTTTTTACCTCATCTACAAATTGTTTGTATCTACCTTCAGGTCCTGTACCATATTTATAATCTAACATATCTGTATATGGAGTTGAAGTTGTTCTGTAACCTGATGGTGCATTATGATCTAGTGGACCAGTTTTAAAAGTTGGAATTCCATCTGCTACACTAACCTCTTTTGCTGTTATATTAATATTAGATATAATGTTATTTTTTAAATCTTTGGGTAATGCTTTTAAAGCTTCGTCCATTGCTCCAATTTGTCGTTGGCGTAAAAAATTTCTTCCCGATGTTGTTGTTAAATTTTTACCGCCTGTTTTTTTGTCTAATGCTTCTAGGTATAAATTTCTAAATTGTGGATATTCATCAATAAGTTCTTTTACTTTAGTCTTCATTTGTCTTTTTATCTGCTCTTTCATTCCAGTATGAGCAGTGTCGGCACTTTTTCTTCCACCTAACTCCCAATATTTTTTACCTGGAAAACTACCTTCGGTTAAAGCATCTAAATTTTCTTTACCATATAAAGCATAATCTCTTGCAGCTCTTAAAACACTAGATCTTTCAGCTGATTGCCAACCTGTTCCACTTTTCCATCCTTTAGTTCCTGGTTTTAATTTACTAATTTTATCAAACTTTTTATTTTGATCTATAAGTATTTCTTCCACCATAGATAGCTCACTCTTATTTAATCCTTTTAAATTATTAATTGCATCAGCTTTTGGAAGGTCAAATTTTTTAATTAAAAATTCTATAGCATCATCTTCAGAAAAAAGTTCTTTAGGAATAGAAAATTTTTCGTTAATATGTTTTTGAAATAACTCTAATTCTTTAGGACTAGCTTCTTCTAAAGTTTTAGTCATGTCTAAAGCTGCTGAACCACCAGGCTTAAACCCGATTCGTCCACCTTGATTCATGTTCCGTGGTCCAGGGACCTGGGATCTTGGACGAGTGAGCCATCTCATCATCTGTGCATGTTTTTCAATGTCCATTATTCACCTAACATTTTAGCAAGACCACCTGATGCATTTGGTTTTCTGCCTCTAGTCTTAAATCTTTTAAGTTCCAATTGTTGATTGGCCTCATCTACTACTTTTTGAATTTTAGCATATCCTTCTGGATCATTTTTTCTTGCCCATTCAGCCATTGCTGATCCAAAATCATCATCAACAACTATTGTATCATCAATAACTTGTCCTTCAGGCACAAATTTACCTGCTTTATAATCTCTTTCAAGTTTCTCAAGTTTTTTAATTGTAATGTTTGCAGCTTCTTGAAAATCAGGAGCATTCCGGTCTAAACTACCAAGATATCCTTCTAATCTTCTACGTTGTTTTTTATACGCTTCATTAACAGCGGATGTTTTTTTCTTTTTACCTAATGACATAATTCCTTTTACTATCTTGCCCTTGAATAAAGGAACACGGCCACCGGATGCAAAGTCATCCATAGCGCTATCATCATACGGTCCATATTTTTCTTCTAAATAATTTGCTTGTTCTACTTGGTCTTCAGTAAATCTTTGATAGTCTTCTCTTTTCTTTTTAGCTTTTGCAGCTTTATCACCAGTTAGTTTTTTACCAGTTGCAAATTCCTCTAAAGAACTAACGTCTTGCATCAAGTCATCAACGTTCTCAACTTCACGTATACCGTCAAATTCTATGTCAGCATCTTCCGGTCCACCAGCAGCTCTTGGTTCTGCTTCACTTGCTTCAAATGAAGCTTTTGTTTTTCCACCACCTTTTCCTGTTGCAAGATCCGGTTCAATTTCTTCACCCTGTCTAACAATTAAATCTACTTGATCAGAGTCATTAGATGCTCTTTGAATGTTTCCTCGCTCATATGGTTTAGTTTCATCTATTTTTAATTTTGATCCGTAATTAACTCTAACTGAACCATCATCTAAATCTCTATAAACAGTAACTTCTTCTGTTTCACTAATTGGTTTTGTATGTACTCTCATTCTCTCTTTGTATGCAAATTGTTTTGTTACATCTTCACCTTCGTTAATAATTCTTGTTACAAGAGGATCGAACCATGCTGGTTTACCGGGTGCTGCTGGTGTTGTTATAACTTCTTTTGCAACAGTTGCTCCTTCTTTACCAAAAAGTTTTAATGCACCTGCTTTAAGTGCACCGATACCTGCAGCTGCTCCACCCATTAATTTTAAAAATGCTCTACGGCCTTTATCTATTCCACCAAGTTTAAAAGGTACTCGTTGATTGTCATTATCTTCAGCAAGTAAATAATTTAATCCTGTTGACGTCGTTGATGTAGAACCAGGAGCTGATAATCTTGTTCTACTTGCAAGAGCTTCACTACCATGTGCTGTGGGTCCTAGTTCTGGTTGCTCTACAAAACCACCGTAAAAAAATTTTTCTGGTTCTGTATCTTTCCATTTACCTTTATCAAAGTCTACTTCAATAACTTCACCAGATTTTTTAGTTGATTTTGTTGTTGTGGGAAAAGGGGTATTTAAAATATTTTCTAATTGTTTTTCATTTTTAATTGTATTTGAATCAATCCCTCTTTGAAAAAGATTTTCTTTAATCATCATTTCACCAAAGTCAATTTTACCTTTGTCAGGTAATGACATAATGCCCTCATCACTTACTTTCATAAGTTGCTTTGCAACAAAATTTCTAAGTGAAAATATTCCTGATATTTTTGACATTAATAATACTCCTTCTTCCTAGGTTCTGTTTTTTCGTCTTCGTAATCTTCTGGATGGGGTAGGAAGCCTCCCTGTCTGAATCGCATGATGGCCATTGTCGTAGAATCGACTAAATCATCATGATCGCCAAAAGGAAATGACGCACATTCCTCAATAACTTCTTCTGCGAACTTTCTATCAGGGGCCCATATTATTCCTGCCTCAAATAACGGTGCGCATGAATTGACCCTTACATGTTTATCATTTCCTTTGCTTGGTGTAAAGGTCATAACTGGAATATCCATTTGTCTAAGCTCGTGGGTCAGTGGAGTACCAGATGCTTTCTGTTCTACGATAACCATGTCCGGATTCCAATACTTATACTGCTCAAGAGCAACTCTTCGTAGTTCTGGAAACTCATAACGCTCTTTAATCGCATCTAGCAAAATTAAATTGGGTTTTGAGTCTTCATTTGGGTAAAATACGCCCCAAGTCGTAATTGCACTGAAATCGGCAGTCTCTTTTTTCAAAAATGCGGTATCCATCGACATAATGATGTAATAACACGTTGGCATGGAGTCTTTTTTCCATTTTGTCCACCATTCTCGTTTTAAAATGGCTCCTTCCTCCGAAGTTGGACGTTGCATCCACTGTGCATTCCATTTTCCGACAGGTAATGTCGCTTTTACCTTTTCTAATTCTTCTAAATTCCAATATTGAGGCCAAACTGGTTCTTTTTTAGATCCGTGGTCCAAGATCGCTGGAAATTCGATCACGTCCCATTGGTCTCCTTTAACTTCTTTTTGATTAGCAAGTAAAATTCCAGTCAAATCTTTTTTTGACCACCTTGTCATTACTAAAATTATTTTAGCACCTGGTTGAAGACGTTGTCTTGGTCCAGATGTGTACCATTCGTACGCATTTTCCATTGCTGTTGGTGAAAGTGCATCTTGTTCCGAGTGTGGATCGTCAATAATTAGTAGATCAGCACCTCTTCCTGTAATTGCTCCGCCAACACCAGCTGCAAAATACTCTCCACCTTGCGCAGTTTCCCATCTTCCTGCAGCCTGACTGTCTTCTCTTAGTCTTGTATCAAAAATTTTTGCATATTCTTGACTATCAATTAGTGTTTTAGCTTTACGACCAAACCTAATTGCAAGTTCTCCAGTGTGAGTTGCTTGAATTATCTTTAATTTTGGATTACGGCCCACCATCCATGCAGGCAGTAGGTAAGATGCAAACTCAGACTTAGTATGTCTTGGTGGCATGTTCACGATTAAACGGTTAATTTTACCTGTTGCAAGGTCATTAAATTTTTTAGCAACAACTCTATGGTGGGGTCCTTCAATAAACTCGGGCCACACAGCTTTGACAAAGGACATAAAATCGTCTTTTGCACGATTTTTAATTTTTTTCTCAGCTGCCATTACTTGTAATTGCAAAAGTTCTTTTCTAACGTCAGCAGGTAATTTACTTATATCTATATTATTTAAATTCATAAAAAATTTTTAAAATTTTTTGCACCTTTTAAGTGTTAAAGAAGTTTTTTACCACCATTAACTCTCTAAATCAAGCAATACAACCTAGAGTAGTGGGACCCCTTTTTATATATAAGGGGATCGCCTTTTTTTCTGCGCGGATTTTTGGGATTGGGTTTGGTACCTCTATGAGATAATAAATTGTGGCGCGCTAGCGCCACAACCTGTGATTGATGATTAGTCTAGCAAGACCATGTAAGCTTTGGCATTGTGTTGCCTAAACCAATTCAAGTCCTTACGAACTTTGTCCCATAGTTTAGACGCACCATAACCAAGTGCCTTATCTTCTATTGTTGCGCTCAACTCATTGATGAAGATTGCATCATGTTTGTTAGCCTCTTCTTTAGTTAATAGAATAGATTCACCTGTAAATCTATTTCTTCTTTCTTCTGTTCTATTGTCTGTATTTGTTTTTGTTGTCATATCATTTAACATATAGGATAAGTCAAGCACTGTCAACCTTATTAATTGTAGTTCTTGTTGCTTGATATGGTTCACGATAACTGCCATTATCATTGTATCTATATCTATAACTCTCATACTTATTCTTTACAACCTTGATCTTTGTTTCAAGTGCCTCGCGTCTTGGTGCAATGGCAATAATAGATTGTAAATGCAATCTAATAAAATCATACAAACAATTATTGCCACAGAAATAATCATCATAAGTAATTGAATTATCATTGTTCCAATTATATCTGCCTTGTTTTATTTTAATAGTTCTTAAAACTTTATTTCCTTTACTGCCTCGCACTCTCGATTGTGTTTCGTAAGTATGACACTCAGGACCATGACACCAATTATAACTCATGCTTTCCTCACAGAATAATTGACCGCAGTTCTTGGGTGTTCTGCGTCCAAGTCCCAAAAGTTATAACATGGATTGCCTTTTAAATCTGTCCATTGTCTTGAAACGAAAGTTTTAAATTGTCCTGTCCATTTGTCCTCGTATTCGTATTCATCAACACCTCTACAAGTAGCAAACTTGTTTCTAGATTTCATAAACCAACTAAAGTATTTTATATTTCTTTCTGACATATATTCCTTTCTAATTAATGATGTATCCTATCATTAATAGGATACATCTGTCAAGTGTTAATTTACACTTTCATTTTGTTGTTGTTCGTACAATACCCTTTCTGCAATCTTTTCTGCTTTGGTTTTAACTCTCTTGTTCTTCATTCCTTTTATTCTATCAGCTAGATTTTTAGGATTGTAGATAGTAAGTCCTGTTGAGTTTGTTCTGATTATTTCTGCCTCGTCAATAGGCATACCAAGTTCACTTGCAAGTTCTAATGCCTCGTCAAGATATTTGTACCCTTTTAGACCGAGTTTAATTTCTTTCATCTGGTCTAAAATACTTTGTATCCATTTATGATGTGCCATAACAAATTGTCCTTTTTGTTTTTTCCAATCAATTAACATTATGTACTCTTGTTCAGTACAAGCGATTGATCTATCTCTACAATAATCACGACCAATTAAATCTAATTGATATTTGTCATTCCACTCTTTGCCATAACCTTTGTCATCATTACCAAGATATTTATTATTGTTATCACAATATTTTGTTTTGTGTGGGTTGTTGTCTTTGCCCTCTTGTTCAATCAAAATATCTGGGTTGCAATTATCTTGTGCTTTAAGTTCATCACGAAATAAAGCATAACCATAATCATTGTCTTGATGATGAGAAGAATTACTATCAGTATCAATACTACCATTTAATCTAAAATCAAAATGGCTTTCAATAGGTTTCCATTCTTTAGTAGGAACATTGTCATAATCTCTACCCTCAACTTCGCCCATATAATGAAAGTGAAAGCAACTGTCTTTGGCAATCGTACTTACATTTTCAAATTTATCTTGTAAGTATTGTGCTTTGGCAACATCATCTAGAGTATAATGTCGTCTAACTATTTTTTCTGCAATCTTCCAAGCATTGTCATTTATGTCAATCTGATCTGCTTTTAGATTGTCATAGTTTTGTTTTTCAATAGTATCCTCTTGTTCAGCATGGACACGAAGTCTATTTGCTATCTTGTTCCGATACTCTTGGTTCAGTCTTATTCGCATTTTTTCTCCTTTATATTTTTATTAGTCGGTTCGGTGGGTTTAATCATGTAGCCCACCGACACCTTTGCAAACTGTATTATTGATGATTGTAATTTTGTTTGCATAAATAATGTTTTATATCTTGACAATAGGATAGTCAAGCATTATATTTGATTAATATCTTTTTTGTAAGTTTTAGATATCTACCTAAAGAAAAACTTTCGGGACAACTTCTGGTTGTATTGTTAAAGGGCTTTCATTCCCTTCCATTCTGCAACCAGAACTGATCCCTGATCCAACAACCGACATATGAGGGGGTTGTGCTACGACATAACCTGTTGGATCTGGGATCAGATGTTGTAGCTGTGGGAATTGACCCACTATAGTTCAGGTCGCGATCCCCAGAAGGATGAGTGAGTAGGGATGCATACTGGAAACTCCGCCTGCGCAGGACAACAACTGATCCCTGGTCTATTAATTGCCTGGTTCGTTCATTGAAGTTAACGGTACCGAATTAATGGACCTGGGATCAGATAGTAGCGTATCGAAAAAAGATGCTAAGTTAGGGTTTGTTGTCAACTACACTAACCTACTACTGATCCCTGGTCCAGATGGTCAGTACTTTACGACAGCGAACCTTTGGACCAGGGATCAGGGTCAAGCTTCAAGCTTGACAAATGATTTTGACTATGTTAGTGTAGGATAATAAAGGAGAAATACATATGAGTACAAGAAGCAATATAGCAATACAAAAACCAGATGGAAAAATCCTGTCTATTTATGTTCACAGTGACGGGTATCCAGATGGTGTTGGTCAATGTTTAATTGACAGTTACAAAACATATATCTCAGCAGAGAAATTGTTCAGATATGGAGACGCCAGCTACCTAGGCTCTACTCTCAAAGAGTGTAGTTTCTATCACAGAGATTGGCAAAGAGAGCTGGACCGAGCGGAAGTGCATAAAAACTTTGAAAGTTTTAAAAAGTCTTATGCTGGAGATGTGTTTATAGAGTTTGTCTATTTATACAAAGACGGTCAATGGTTGGTGAGTGACAACTACAGTAAACCAGAGCTTGAGTTCGTTCCTGTTACAGAGCACAAAGACTATTCAGGAGAGCACAAAGGCATGACTGAGGTTCAGATGATCAGCCAGATCGGCAACCTTCTAAAAGGCGCTGGTTTTAAAGATGAAGATATAAGTATGCAATCATGGGAAAGCAAAAAGAAACAAAACTAAAAATAACAGGTTGGGCGCTTCAGGTTACCTGGAGCGACGGCCGAGATGAAACCGTTCTGGATGTAGACGATGAGACAGCTGGCGCGGTAGATACATTTTTGACAGAGCTAGAACAGGAGAGAGATGCTAACAAAAAATAAAATAAAACAAATAAACAAAGAAGGATACTACTGGGCCCAGGGTTCAGTAGTAATGTGTAATTATGGAGATACACATACGTTTACTTTTTGCATGTGTAGAAATCATGCAGAGGCCAAGGCTGTTGCTTCAGGGCTCAATATTCTAGACTGGAATGACATGCACGAAGAGCATGGTGAAATGGCAGACCCGGACACAGAATTTGTCAGAGAAAAGTCACTTTAGAATGATTCTAAAGAAGCCACAAGCGCCAAGCTTCAAGCAGCAAGCGCCAAGCTTGACAAGCCTCAAGCTTCAAGCTATAGTAGGATTATAAAGGAGAATAAAAAATGAAAATGGAAACAACATGCAAATTAATGACTTTAATTAAAAAAGTTATGCAATTAAAAGACGATCAATATATCGAAGACCTAACGTTTCAGGTTATGGAAGAAATCGACAAGCAAAACGAACCAGGATGGAGAACAGCGTATCAGAACAAGCCTGTAAACCTATACAGCTCAAGAAAGAAGTAATCATGGAAGAAAAAACAATACAAATAATAGTAGAAGGTGGCGTTGTGGTAGATGTTAAAAACTTACCAGATGGCTACGTGGTACAGATAGTGGACAAAGATGAAAGTTAAAGAAGCTAAACAAATCACCGGCAGCATGACCCGCACATCCAAAATGCCTGGCCTGAGCTACAGCCTGCCAGCATGGGCATGCCAGACTGGCGCCAAGCTGCGCAAGGTCCCCGGTACGCCGTGCTTCGGCTGTTATGCCCTGAAAGGAAACTATATTAGATATCCCGCAATTAAAAAAGCTCAGTACTATAGACTGGCAAGCGTGGCCCATGACTCATGGATCACCGCAATGGCTGCACAGATCAAGCGTCAGAAGTGGTTCAGGTGGCATGACGCGGGAGACATCCAGAGCGTTGAGCATTTAAGAAAAATTTTTGAAGTCTGCAGGTTAACGCCCGGCACCAATCACTGGCTGCCAACACAAGAGCGTCAATACCTGCTGGCTGTAGCTCCTGAAGAAGTTCCGGACAATCTTGTCATACGATTGTCCGGTTCGAAAGTCGATGGACCAGCCCCAACCTGCTGGCCAAACACATCGACCGTGGTCACAGCTCAGGCTACGTGCCCGGCACCATCTCAAGGCGGTAAGTGCAGAGAATGCAGAGCCTGCTGGACAAAATCAATTCCTAATGTATCATATGGGAAGCACTAACATGACCTGGTATCATCCGAAATATTATGCTGCCCTCCGGGCAGAGAGGAAGAAGCACCAAGCTTCAAGCTCCAAGCAGCAAGCTACAGATCCTCAAGCATCAAGCGACAAGCGTCAAGCGTTGAGGCACAAGCCTCAAGCTTCAAGCCACAAGCGACAAGCTCCCTGATCCGAGTACCACGGTACAAGGACCATGAAAAAGTTTTAGGGGGTAAAGGACCAAGGGCCTTTACCAAGATGAATGTGTTCTTAGGATGTGCCACGTGGAACGCAATTTGATGTGGCGAAAATTTGATTTTTTTACTCTTTGTAACTTTTAACTCTACAGTAAAAAAGTTCCCAGAAGTATTATACCCCAATAGATCAGGAGTGCCGAGTAGGCTAATGTTTTCAATCCGAATCCATGAAATTTCAGGAAGTTTTCTTTTAATTTCTTTGTAAAATTTAGTCTCAGGACCCATGTTACTTTCGAGGGAACATCATCATGCATTTACGTCAGTTTTGTTAATCTTATCAGGCAATATTAACTTCCTTTCTTTCTGTGTCTTTAGAACTAATCTCAGTCCTGGTTGCCCAATAATATTATGTTCATGCACTTCCATACGTTTAATCTCTTCTAAATAACCGTCTCTCTCAACAAAAATCTTGGCGTGAGAAACAGCATTGCCTTGATGTGTGCCGTTCTTATTCCCTGCTGTGAATTTACTCAAGAATAGTTGAAGATCCTTTACAAACATCAGATACCACTTTTTCTTAAAGTGTCAATCTTATCTTCAATTTCTTTAGCTAATTTTTTATTATCTCCCTCAACTTCCTTTAATTTCTTTTTAAGCTGATCATTCTCTTTATGATACTGCATAACTTTTTTACTAAAGTCTTCTATAATTTGTTTGGCACCTTTTAAAACTATCATTTGTTCTTCAAGATAACCATTACGTTCACGAAGTTGATTTATAGTTTTCCTATAATCATCAATAATAAACTCTAAATCGTTAGGTCCTTTTTCATCTTTCATACCTTGACAATATAGGATAGTTACCTTAAATTGTCAACTATGGGAGTTCCAAAAAGATTAACTGAAATGCAAAAAAGATTTGCTGAGTTTATGGTATTTGGCGGACCTGACGGACCAGTCTCACAAGGAGAGGCAGCAGTACTAGCAGGATATAGTCCAAAGAGATCAAGACAAGAAGGATCTGAACTTATGAACCCTAGACTCTCACCATTAGTTGTAGCATACGTTGGTAAACTGCAAGAAGAAAGATTACAGAAACACCAAGTAACTTATGCAAAACATATCTCTGAATTAGATAGAATTAAACAGGCTGCTTTAAAGAAGGGCTCTTTCTCTTCAGCTGTGAACGCTGAAATAAGTAGAGGAAAGGCAGCAGGATTATACATAGACCGAAAAGAAGTGAAGACAGGTAAGCTAGAGGATATGACAGAAGAACAATTAGAAGCAAAAATGAAACAAATTTTAGACGACTATGCGCCTCTGTTAAACATGAAGACTGTCGAGGGTGAAGCAATTGAGACACCTAAATCTTCAGAATCTTCTTCACACAAGATGTTGGAATCATCGTCCGATCCCCAAAAGTAATTGTACCATCATCATCTTTATCAAAAGAAGCAAATAATTTTATAGCTTTATTGTCTTTAGAGTATAACCAACCTTCATTGACTGGATAACTTAAATTCATCTTATCAAATTCTTTGTCGGTAGCCCAGCCCGAATCACTCAAGATATCAATCCACTCCACTCGGACTTTAGGAAAAGGCAGCTCGGGAGTTGTATGAGTTACGACTTGTTTTCTTCTTCTCTTAGGCATCCTTCCTTATACCTTAAAAATTTGTATATGTATGGTAAAAAAATCAAAAAAAGAGGAAAAATGAAACGCTTCGCGCGCGGGCAATCTGAGATATTGTATACTTCTGTCGCAGGTGATTTGTAAAGTGACACTATTTTCTGTCACATGACACTTTTTATTTCCACAATTTGGCAATCATTATTGTTGTATACCAACACTTCTAAGCCAAAGTGACAGATTGACACTTTTTTCGTAGCACTTTTTTATTTTTTTTTTAAAACTTTTTCCATACATATACGGAATGTGTCGCTGGCCATACTTCTGCCACATTTCAAACACATTTATGCCCCATTAAAGAAGTCTTCAGGGTTCATCATGACGTTCGCTTGCTCCTTTTCATCATGTAACATTTCGTAATATTGATTCATTCTCTTCAACCACTCGTGTTTCCACTTTCTCAAATCAGCGTCCTGCATCTTAAACTCTTGGTAATATAAATCAGGAGTACATACCATAATGACTCCTTGCCTTATCTTGCTCCCGTGAACGTAGTCATGAGCCATGGCGTATGCTGCAATCTGCAGGTAATAATCTTGAATCCATTCGTCTTTCTTCGGTCTATTCGCTTGCTTGTAGTCTACAATAGTTTCCATATCATTGTGTAGACATACCAGGTCAGTAGACCCAGCATAAAGCCCAGGATAATGAAGCATGATTTCTGAGCCATAGTACTCTTCAACCGGTGCAAGACCAATCTCAATAATTTTGTCGGCCATGGGACGCGCCTCTTGTCCGATTGCTGTAAGATCATCGTAGCCAACTCCTTGTATATAAGACTCCAGGAATTTGTGCATGGCAGTGCCCCGCCTACTACTATGATTTTTGATTCGTTCTGCTTGTTCTTCTCCAACTTTGGCCTTCCAGTTTTCTAGGTATTTTTTATTTTTGGTGGCCCCTAATATAGTAGTTACACTTGGAAGTCTAGACCCATTAAAGTCATAAACCCTGGTCCCTGATTCGTGGTCCGTGATCTGTTTGCCTTGGATATATTTATATTTCTCATTAAATTTTATACCTTGAACCAAACGAATGTTATCTTCATGTTCCTTTAAATCTCTTTCATCCATCATTTAAAATCCGTTTCTGTCAGCTAACTTTTTTAACAATTTTTCTCTTTCCTTCTTCGCTTTTTTAGATTGTTCATAAGATTCGTTTAATTCGTTCTGTTCTTTCATAAAAGGATCTTCACCTTCCATTACTCTTTTTTTAAAAATTTCGTCCCAATTTTTTCTATACAAATCGTTCGAAACCCTTGATTTTCCGTCCCATTTTCGACCTCTATTTCTCTTCATTCTTAGGCTCAATTGGTTGTAAATTTTTTATAGGAATACTACTCGTAATATTACCAGACACAGAAATTCTCTCAACGTCAGATTTAAACGGCGCCACATAATGTTTTAACCATGCAGGAAAAATAAATAAATCTTTTTCCTCTGGAAAATGAGCTTGATACGTGATCGCTTGTCTATTACCCTCACCATATATAAAACTAATTCCACCAGGACCAGAAGACTTTCCTTTATAATTATCATACTCTTCTTTAATCTCTTTAGGGATTTTTAAATAAGCAACA